AGGAGAAATCTAAATATGTCAGTTAAAAAGTTTAAGTTTGTGTCACCGGGAATCTTTGTCAACGAGATTGACAACTCTTTTATCCCTAGAACACCTGAGAATATGGGTCCTGTTATTATCGGACGAACCCGTACCGGCCCCGCAATGAAGCCTGTCAAAATTAGCAGCTTCTCTGAATTCGTTCAGACTTTTGGAAATCCTGTAGCTGGCGGTAAGGGCGGCGATGTATGGCGTGACGGAAACAATGTCGGCCCAACATACGCAGCATACGCAGCGCAAGCATACTTAAACTCTGGAGTCGGTCCTGTAACAATGCTCCGTCTTCTTGGCGATCAGCACGATAGCTACACAACTGGCGGTAAAGCCGGTTGGACTACCACAAACGCTCTTGGCGCTACGGCAACAGGTGGCGCATACGGACTTTTCGTATTCAACTCTCAGAGTGCTGTACCGGGTGATGGAAAAGTATCCACAGGCTCTCTTGCTGCTGTTTGGTACATGAATGATGCAAAAATTGTTCTATCTGGTACAATGAGGGGCGGCAATACTCTCGCTAGCGGAACCGCACTTATGATAAATGACTTGGGCGCAAACTTAACTTTCCGCGCTAAGATTACATCTGGAAGCACAACAGTAAAAGAAACTACATTTAACTTCGACAGAGAATCAGATCTTTATATTCGAAAAGTGTTTAACACAAACCCACAAGCAGTTAACGCAACTCACACTGATAGTACCTCTCCGTACTGGTTGGGGCAAACATTCGATCAGAACCTCGACCGTGTATACGGCTCTGGACAATCTTCTGGCTCTTACTATGCAATGATCGCTGGTGTAGCTTCGGGTTCTTATGGATATCACAACATGCAAATGGGATTCCAGAACTCTAAAACTGGATGGTTTGTTTCGCAAGACACATCAACCGACACAGCAGCCTTTAAGCCAAAGAGCATGCAGAATCTTTTCCGCTTCGTCAGCCTTGAAGGCGGCGAGCATGTACAAAACAGCTTCAAACTTTCTATTGAAGATGTTCGGCTTGCAGCCAATCCGGATATCGATCCATACGGAACATTCTCAGTTGTCCTTAGAAACATAAAAGACTCTGATAATGCTGTACAGGTTGTCGAGAGATATTCAAATCTTAATCTTAACCCCAACTCTCCAAACTACATTGCTCGTAGAATTGGTGATGCATATGCAACATGGAGCGATTCAGAATCAAGGTTCCGTCACTATGGCAACCACCTAAATCAGTCTAAGTATGTCTATGTAGAGATGAACCAAGATGTTGATGAGGGTACCACTGATGCAGAATATGTCCCAGCAGGTGTCCTAGGACATCCTCGCCCAGTCAGCTTCAACTTAATGTCTGGTACTGTTGGAGATGTACACGAATTCGGCGATACTACTGGATACGGAACATCCGGTTACACAAAATTTGGACATGCTATGATAGCAGGTTCTGGTAGTATCAACGGAGCATACCATCCATCAGCGAAATTTGGTACCGCATCCTTTGCAATGTCCGATCCCAGAGCGGAGATCATCGACAGCATGTTTACTGGCTCAGTTCAGTTCCCACGCCTACTGCTCAGAAACTCTGCTTCAGACGGCGGACTCGCAGATCCAACCAATGCATACTTCGGCGTCTCGACGACACGAGGAGCATCATCTACTGTTTATGATGAGTCTGTGCCTGATATGTTGCGAGCCCTACCAGCCGATATTTCTGCTGCTTCTTGGGATCCTAACACCACCAGTACAGAGTACTCATTCCAGTTCTCTTTGGATGATGTTAAAATTGATACTGCAACCGGTATTGGTTACTTCCACTCTGGTTCACGCGTAGCAGGAACTTCGCTTTCAGCAGTTTCTTCAAGCTTCGGCGCTCTGCTTGACAAGGGATACAACAAGTTTACAACCTGTTTTGCAGGCGGATTTGACGGACTTGACATCACAGAGAAAGAGCCTTTCCGTAATACAAAACTTGACGACGCTACAGAGCTTTCCAATTACGCTTACCACAGTGTTAAGAGAGCGCTCGATACAGTTGCCGATCCAGAGTATGTGGAAATGAACCTTCTCACGGTACCTGGCGTTACAAACACAGGCTTGACAGATCACGCTATGAAGATTTGTGAAGAAAGAGGTGATGCTCTTGCGATAATTGATCTAGCTAATGGATATGTTCCGTTTACTGAGAACACTTCTACAGTCGCTAACAGGCGAGGAAGCGTATCAAGCGTAATTAGCTCTCTTAAGTCTCGCCGACTTAACACTTCTTACGGCTGTGCTTACTACCCATGGGTGCAAATCCGAGATAGTATTGACGGTGACACCCTCTGGGCTCCGCCATCAATCGTCGCGCTTGGCACGATGGCTAATTCACAGCGTAAATCAGAGCTTTGGTTTGCTCCTGCTGGATTTAACCGCGGCGGCTTAACAGACGGTGCCGGCGGCATCCCTGTCCTAAATGTTCGCGAAAGACTGAGTTCAAAGGATCGTGATGACTTGTACACATACAATGTCAACCCAATCGCAAGCTTCCCAGCGGAAGGTATTGTAATCTTTGGACAGAAGACAATGCAAGCAGAAAGATCTGCACTCGATAGAATCAATGTCCGTCGACTCATGATCTACTTGAAGAAAGAAGTTTCCCGTAAAGCTGCACAAGTTCTGTTTGATCAGAATGTTCAAGCAACTTGGGATAGATTTAAAGCACTCGTTGAGCCTCTGCTCTCAAGTGTTAAGACTAGGTTCGGACTCACAGAGTATCGTTTGGTTCTAGATGAATCAACTACAACGCCAGATCTGATTGATCAGAATGTGTTATATGCTAAGATTCTCTTGAAGCCAGCTAGAGCAATCGAGTACATCGCAGTTGATTTCGTAATTGCCCCTACCGGCGCATCTTTTGACGATTAAAAAAAATATGAATACTAGTTATAGCATAACAAGGAGAATTTAATAATGGCATTTTGGACCGAAAAATTAGCAGCAGGAGTAAGAGATCCGAAGCGTAGCTTTAGATTTATCATTCGACTGACTAGCTTTAATCAATCTCACTTATGGTTTGCAAAATCAGTAGACAAGCCAAACTGGACAACAAATGCCGTTGAGCATATGTACTTAAACCACAAGTTTAACTTTCCAGGAAGAACAGAATGGTCGCCAATCTCATGTAAAATTGTAGATCCAGTTTCTCCAGATGCTATTTCAACTCTGGCAGCAATCACTACAGCAGCCGGTTACCATCCTCCTACGAACCCTGGTGATCTCACCACTACTGCTAAATCATTGGCAGTTGACGCTTTAGGCGATGTTGTAATCTCTCAGATTGACTGGGAAGGCAACGAGATTGAGAAATGGACTCTTTGGAACGCATTCTTAACAAAGGTTACTCCTAGTACGCTTGATTACGGCGCAGAAGAGATGTCAGAGATTGACATGGAGTTCACATATGACTTTGCAACTCTAGAAGTTCTTACAGACGGCGCTGACGGCACAAACTTGTCAGGGCAAACAAGATTCTGGAGCGACGATGGCACAACGGATCCTTATCCTGGCAGCTAACAATTAACAAAAAAGACAATAATTTTAACATGCGAGGTGTATATTGTCATCAAGAAACAACCAAGAGCGCTTTGGTAGCGGCTTAGAGGAACAACCACTAGGCTCACCAACGGACGCAGGTTCACAAACCCCACCACAACCGGCTGCAAACAGCGGGCTTTCATTCGTTGTTCCAACGGAAGTAGTCGAACTCCCTTCTAGGGGGATCTTCTATCCAGAGGGACATCCACTATGCGGATCAGAAACGATAGAAATTAAACACATGACTGCGAAAGAAGAAGATATTCTGACTTCCAAGACTTTACTCAAGAAAGGCTTGGCTCTAGACAGGATGATTCAAAGTATAGTTGTTGATAAATCTATCAACACAGACTCTTTGCTTTCTGGAGACAGAAATGCTATCATGATGTCAGCTAGGGCTTCAGCATATGGCGAAGATTATTCTGCCTCTGTTACTTGTCCTGCTTGTGGATCTCAGCAAAGCCATGAATTCAATTTGTTGGATATAAGCTGTAGCCCTCTGGATAAGCATGAGGAACTGGATAGTGTAACCAAATTGCCAAACAATAACTTTGAAGTTGAATTGCCAAGATCTGGCGTAAAGGTTGAAATCAGAGTATTGACAGGCAAAGACGAAAAAGAACTTCTCAAGAGAACAGAGAAAAGAAAAAGAGAAAAACTGCCAGAAAACTTGCTGACTCAACAGATGAGCCTGTATATCGTCGCAGTAAATGGCGATACGAATAACCGAACAGTAGATAGGTTCCTTCAGGTTCTGCCTGCTTTTGACTCAAGATATTTAAGAACAGTATATAAGGCAATAACACCAGATATTGACTCCGCACAAGATTTCATGTGTGAATCCTGCGATCATGTTGCGGAACTGGAGGTTCCGTTTACAACGGAGTTTTTTTGGCCTAAGTCCTGAGTATATGGCAAATGTCTATGAGGTATTCTTTTTTATGAAATATTATGGTAGCTGGAGCTTCACAGAGGCATACAGTCTACCAGTTGGTTTGAGAACTTGGTTCGTCGAACGACTTTCCCAGCAACTAAAAGATGAAGCAGAGGCACGAGAAAATGCATATAAGGGCTCCAGCAAGGGCACTCCTCTATCAGCAAACTCGCCTCGTCCTCCGGGTGCGTGATCGGTATAGTGTGTCCCTTTTTATATCTTGAACTAGTTATATAGTACTAGGAGAATATCGAAATGGATCAACTTGAAGAAGATAAATTAGAAGAGTTTGTTCTGGACTTTTCAAAGTCTAGAGATGGGCAGCTAGAAGAAAGCTTTCTTAGGATGTTTGGGAACATCACTAAGAGGCTGATGAAGTATGTCTTTGGAAGTGGCGCCAAGCCAAATGTAAAGATAACTGGTACAAAAGCAGAGATTGATGCCTACATGCAGGCTCTCTCTGCTGAGACGAAATACATTAATGTCGCAAGACAATATGGATTAGACGATCCTAGAACATATAAGAATAAAGCTAAATTGACTAGTCAAGCTGCTGCTTTCAAAAGAAAGACAGGGATGAACTGGCCAGTCGGCATGTAGGGGATTGCTAATTTATGGCAGATCTATCTAAAAGCGCTATAGAGGCAATTCTTAAAGGCAAGAATGCCAGAAATGCTGGCAAACTAGCTCAAGAACTTTATGATTTGTTAAAGTCTGATGCTCGAACAAAAGCAGCGCAAGATGCAGTGGACATAACGCAGTACGAGAGAATGAAATCCGCGATAGAAGCGCTTAATGGATTAGAGCAAGCTCGTGTTGAAACCAGTCAGTTGCAAGCTGGTTTAGACAAAGAACACCAGAAGATTAGAGCAAAAGAGATAGCTGACGCAGAAAAAGAGCTAAAAATTATGTTACTGAGCAACGATGCCAACGCAGTAGCGCTTGTGAACCAGGCAGAGCATATAAAATCTCTTAAGATAAAAAATCAGGTACTAGAGGACAATATAAAGCTTCAAGAGGGTGCTGCTGGTTCAACCAAAAGGATTGGCGATGCTTTAAAAGATGCCATTGGCTATAGTGAAGATTTTGGTGATTCAATAGTTGGAAGTCTTTCTGATATGATTGGCATGGCAGCTAGTGGCGAAGATGTTATGGGTGATCTGATTGAATCAATGAATATTAAGAAAATTCATTTGGTTGAAAACGCAATAGAAAAGACGGGCGAAGCGCTCGTTTTGCTAGCAAAGGAATCATTTGCACAAATGAAAGCGCTCGATGCACAGCAAGCTTCATTCAGAAAGGCTACTGGGCTCGGCAAAGAATACGATCAGATGATGAAAGACACATACGAGGCAAACAAGCTTAACGGTGTTTCCATGGAAGAAAATGCCCAAGCGATGGGTGATCTTGCCAAGGGCATGACAGACTTTACGATGCTTGGAGAAAATCAGCAAAAAATGCTAACAAAAACTGCTGGTATACTGCAAGAGAACGGAGTGGCATCAGCAACTTTTGCAGCCAACACACAGATTATGAACAAGGGCTTAGGCATGGGCGCTGAAGATGCTGCACAGTTCAACACTACCATGGTTGCCATGGCAAAAGACATAGGAATGGCTCCACAGGAACTAGCAGAAGGTTTTGGAGAATTGTCAGGCACAATGTCAGCACTGTCAGGCGGATCCGAAGCTGCTCAGACAGCAATGCGAGGATTATCGGCAACAAGCAAAGCAACAGGCATTGCTATGGGTAGAATAGTCGATATTACTTCACAGTTTGATACTTTCGAAGGCGCCTCTGAATCTGTCGGCGCACTAAACGCAATGCTCGGTGGTGACTTTGTTAATGCCATGGATGTGATGGCAGCAGAAGATCCTGCGGAAAGATTTAGTATGATGCAGCAAGCACTTGATGATGCTGGCAAAAGCTTCGACACTATGACTTATTACGAGAAGAAAGCAATTGCTGAGTCGATGGGACTTAAAGATACTAACGAGTTGGCGATGCTGATGTCAGGCAACATGGATCAGTTGGCTGGAGACTTTGGAAAAACCTCGGATGAAATTCTGGCAATGGAGAAATCAGCCAAGGCAAATCAATCAGTTGCTGAGTCATTCCAGCAATTGATGTCCCAAATGGCACCAACATTCCAATTCCTTATTGATGGCGCCCGTGGGTTTGTCGAGCAGTTACAAAAACTCGGCCCTGCATTGCCATATGTCGGCTTGGGGCTTGGGGTTCTATACGCAGGGCTAGTTTCTGTTCGAACTGTTTTGCAGATGCAGGCATTGCTTAAGGCAGCCGGCTTGAGCTTCCAATTAGTAGGGAACGCCGGTTTCATGGCTGGAATGAAGATAATGGCAGGCTTTGCTGTGTTTATAATCGTTGCCGCGCTCATCTATAAAGTATACAGCGCCCTAGGTCCGCTTGCCGGAGGTTTCACGCTCCTCGGCATCGCCGCAGTCATCGCTGGCATAGCCATAGCAACGGGGTTAACTACTGCAACCGGTGGACTTTATCTTATTATACCAGCCATCGTCCTCGCCGTAGCGGGACTAATTGGCGTTCTTAGCTGGCTTTCCGAAAAAGTCGGCGGCGTTGCAAATATGATAAAGATTGTGTTGGGTGGCGCAATCCTGTACGCGATGGGGCCCATAGGCTTAATTATCGGCGCAGGCATTCTTTTATATAAAAACTTTGATAAGGTTGTTTCGGTATTTGCTGCCATAAAAAACAAGATTGTAGATTTAGCCAGATTTGTATTCCCGATGCTTGCCAAAGCCGCAGGTATTGCCATGGCTCCTTTTCGCGCTTTTTTACAAACAATACAGGCAGGCAAAGCATTTATGGGAGCCGCCCTGAAATGGATAGGTGTTCCAGGATTTGCGGATGGTGGAACCTCTCCTGGTGGACCGATTTTAGTTGGCGAGGAAGGTCCAGAGATAATCTCTCCACCCAAAGGCACTGAGATCATGCCAAATACTGGAAATCAGGTTTCTAACATGCTAACTAGTGTTGGTTCCGGAATTGGCAACTGGCTTGGCGTTGGTGCAGGAGGCGCCGGCGGCGGTG